TCGGGTGGTTGGCATTGACAAGCGTTACGCCGTCGCCGCCATTAAAGCCCGCCGTGAAGGCACGGTTCAGCACGTTGGCGCAGAGGGTTTCCTTCGTTTCGATCAGCGACTGCGCGAGATGCTTCGCATAGGTCTGGCCGATACGGATGTGGTCACCATCTTCCACGAGCACCTTCGTGAGCGCGAACGCAAGGCCATAGACCTTGTAGACGTAACGCTGCAAGAAGAGCACGCCACCAGCCTGATACGTGACCGGGGTGCCGTCCGGAAGTTCCGGAGCAGCGCCGAACCCGTACAGAACCGGCTCTTCGTGGTAGTTGCGGGGAATGCCCTGCTGCTGGACGAAGACTTGCTTCCACTCGTCAGCACGCTGGTCATAAACGCCATCGAAAGCCTCGTTAAGAATAGGCTCAACAATGGAACGAAAGTCAGTACTACGCATTGGGACTGCCATGTTCTAGTCCTCCTTAAAATGCAGCTTTATCAGCAACAAACTGATGCTGACTGATCTGGACCTGAACGATGGTGTAAGCGTCATTCCAGTTATTGTTGACCTCTGGGGCGAGGTTCACAATTCGCAGAATTTCGTTACCCGTAGTCGTCAGCTGGGAAGCATCCAACATAGCCTGCGAGAGGCCGGTGGTGGTGCTGCCAGCGGTGACGCTCGCAAAGTCCGCTTGGGAGCCGATGTCCGTGATCGCCACGGAAGCATTGGCCTGAATCTCGTACACCAGCGACGGATCGGTCGTCACATAGGCAACGATTTCGGTGGCCGACGTAGAGGCGGTCCACTTGTTGCTGACGCGACGGCGACCATCGGTATCGGTGAACTCGACACCCATGAACGTACCGACAATAGCGGCCTCGGTGGCGGCAGCGGCTTCAATGGTACCGCTAGCGCCGATCTTGACCGGCTGGAACTGGAGAATGTTGGCGTTATAGCCCGACTCAATCGTCATCGCGGTGGGTCGAACGATCCCACTTGGATGAAAAGCCGGACGCAGGCCAAAAGCTGCACTGGTCGAAGGCATTTGGTTATCCTCTCAAATAAAGTTGCTAGGTCACCACTCTTGCGGAGCGCGAACCTTAGCGGATTCCCGCATAGCCGATATGCCGTCACCTTCGACCAACCTTGACCCAGCTCGCTCAGCCTGCTCACGCATGCTTTCAGTCGAACCGAGCAGCCGTTCTTCTTCCTGATTGGGTGCATCGTAGTGCACCGCCTGCATGTACTTTTTGTACAGCGACATCGGAAGCTTGAACGCAAGCATCTCGTTGACACCAATGAATCCCTGCCAATCTCCAGTCTTAATCGAAGCATATTCCCAACCGGGGACATCTTCGGGCTTAACCGGCTCATAACCAAGCCGAATACGCGCTTGAATGGAGTCTCTAGGGTTCGTCGTCGTCAACCAGCAAGTGTGGTAACCCGGAATCTTCGGCAGATCAGGCAACGCGGCCTGAATAAACTGCTGTCGAAACATCTCAACTCGGTCGTCGTCTGACAGCTCACGGCTCTCAGTGGCTACGCGATCATACGCGCTGCGGCTTTCCCGACCTTCGCCAAGAACTTTCTTCAGTCTTTCGTCGCTCATAACTCGCTCCCTTGTTTAGCGAGAAGGTTGATTACGATCATACTCAGCATAACGCTTTATGTAACGTTGACGCAACTCCGGGCTATCCCAGACGCCTGCGTCGATGAGCGCCTGCTTGCGCTCAGGGCTGATATAGATTTCTTTTCGGGTAGACGGCGGGGCATATTCGCGCTTACCGCCGACCGGGGGGCCGCCCCGTTTTGGCTTGGCTTTTTCCACAGTTTCCTCTCCGTAACGATGGGGAAGCCTGCGAGCCACCCGGTTATCCAATTCCGCCCAATATTCTTCCGTTGCCGGGTTGTAGCCCTCGGTCGCCAAACGCTGGTCAATGACCTTCACAATGGCCGAGTCTTCGTCCTTGCCGGACGGATCGTACCAGTTATTAGCTTTGATCCACTCTTGGGCATAAGCGGCTACGCGGGGATCTTTTTGCGGCTTCGGAGCGGGGGCTTTTTCAACCTGCTCCTTGGCGGCTTTAAGCTGGCGAGCGCGTTCCAGTGCTGCATCACGAATCTGAAGCGCCTTGGTGACATCTTCGCCCTGACCCTGCTCAATGGCTTTGGCCATGATGCGCTCAGCCATATTGGCTTCGTTAAGCGCCTCGTTCAGCCGCTGATCTACCGCTGAAATGTTGAACTGCGTCGTTTGCTTTTCGACGTTAGATAAGCGGCGTTTGAACTCTTCATTCTCCGCACGCAAATACGCCAGTTCACGCTCTTTGTGCTCAATCGCGGCCTTGCGACGGAACTTGCGCTGCTGACGCTGGGCACGCTTTTCCTCTGGGGTTAGCGCCCGTCGCCCTTGAGGCTGATCTTCTTCGGCATCGTCATCCGAATCAGCAAGCCGCTCATCTTCGTCGTCCGCTTCGTCAGCTTCAGCACGTTGCTCAGGCGCTTCATCCTCAGCTTGTGCCTCCTGCTCCGGCGGAGTTTCTGTAATGACGTACTCTTCCTTTTCGGAATTGGTGTCATCTTCGGTCAGTTGATCTTTAGCCATGATTTAACCCTCAGATAAACGCTTTGATGGCCAGCGGATCGCCCACTACGCCACCCACGATGTCCAGATCGTTAAAGATCACAAACAGGGCTTCGTCCTCCCCGTCCTTGCCAAACGGCACTTTCCAACGATCACCGCCGTACTTGGGTACCCGGACGAACTCGCCCTCTTTGCACCAATTACCTTCCGGCCAAGATTCCATCGTGTTGCGATTCTTGAAGGCCAACGGCCCGAGCTTCACAACTTTCGCAATCTGGGTATTCCAGATCTCAGTTTCCCGCGTTTCGCTGTGCAAAATGATCCCACCAGCCGAAGTCTTCTTCGCACTGCGGATCTGCACCAAAACACGCGAACCAAAAGGAACCAAACCCGGCTCTACACTAGGAAAAGCCTCATCTACTGCTAGCATTTACAAATCCTCGTCGTCTTCTTCCTGCTTCGAGAGAAGACCATTGATGTAGTTAATTGCGGCCTGCAACCCGGCGTAAGTGCCCACTGCCTTGCCATATTCAAACCGAGCGTCTTTGCCTTCCAGTTGCCGCTTCATCGCATCGTGTGCAACGCGAGCCTTGGCCAACTCCAATTCGTCAATTAATCGCTCAATCATGCGTTCTTTTTACCCTTTGTCATCATAGCGGGCGTTGCCTTGGGATCGCCCTTGACTCCCTTCGGACCCATGTCCATGCCCTTCTTCGGGCCACCATTCACCATCTTCTGCCCAGACACCTTGGCTCCCATTGCGAGCATCTTGTGCTGGTTCATGTAGTCGTTTGCCATATATCACCTCTAAGGATTGATCCCCGTACCTGTTGAAACACCAACCTTTTCGCCCGTAACCGCTTCCATCGCGGCAATCTGCTTCGCCGTGTCGTTGTCTTCGCGGTTTGTGACCAACTTGACATCAAGCTCCGCTGCCTGACGGTTGTCGAGCCGATCTTGCTTGAGCATCTCACGGCGCATGTTGTCCTGCTGACGCTGAGCAACCTGTTGCTCTTCGCGCTGAAGTTTTGCCGCTGCCAACTGCAACTCGGCTTGCTTGACCTGAATGCTGGCCTGATCGGCAGCGGTTTTGCGCTGCACTTCGGCCATTTGCGCAGCCACTCGCGGGTCTTGCGGAGCCCCCATACCCTGCAACTGCTGAAGCATCCCCATCGCCTGCTGAACAATCTGCGGGATTGCGCCAAACGCTCGCGCTGCATCCGGTACCACTTTCTGACTCGTCGCCGCCAAGAGCTGATCAAACTCGCGCTTGACCTCGGGAGCCTTCACCTTTTGGAACTCACTGATGTCTTGCCCCGCCGCCGAAGAAGCTACCTCAAAGACATGCGTGGCGTACCACAACACAATGTGCTCTTTGATGTGATTCATTATGGCCGGAATAAACTGCGGAGCAATCAACATCGAACTTCCCAAAATGGGAGAAGTCAAATAGTCCAAATGCACCTGCAAGTGAGCAAGGTGATCCTGCTCGGGGAACGCCGATACCGGGCGACCCAAACTCGCCGCGACGTTCTCGTTGACCGCATTCAACTCCTTCGGCTTCGGAGCCGGGAGCAATAGATCCTTGGCATTCGGGATCTTGAGCTGCGCTAAAATGCGCTCTTCTACTTTGCGTAAGTCGTAAATCTGCGGCAACGCCAACGAACGCTGGGCTATCGCCTGAACCTGCGCAAAACGCTGCGCTTCCGAAAAAATATTGGGGTCGGATACCGGTACCACATCCACCGGTCCTTCAAAGTCAGAACGCTTGACCAGCAACTCACCGGTTTCATTCTTGACATCCGCATCGTCCAGATACATCGCATTGAGTCGATGCAAAACCCGCAGCATCCGACCCATCGAATCGTGTAATCGCGCATGAATGGCGCTAAAGACCACCATGCCTTGTTCCACACGCGCCAATTGCGTCCCCACCGGCACGTTCGCGCTGGAGTCCGTCATCTCCTCCATGGTGGTGCGCACGACGTTTTTGCCCGCGTCCACCAAAAAGCCGAGCAACGCAAAAAGTACCTGCGAAGGCTGATTGAACGGCAACGGCATCGCAATCTTGCGAATATCGTCACTGAACGCGCCGCCCTCAATTTCCTTCACCTCGGTCGGATCAATGCGCTCGGACTGCCCGCCCTCCCGGCCACCCTTCAACTTCAACATGCCGGGGAAATTCGCAATGTGCGCACTGTCCAACAACGCCCGCAGCGCACCCGTCGCCGCTGCCGAAATACCGCCAATCATCTGCGGGATGCCAATCGGATACGCCCCGCGCCACGGCACAAACGGAAACTCAATGATCCACTGCATCTCTTCAAGCGTCGGATCGTTTTCTTGCCAGTTGCGGTAAATCGACAACACCTTACCCGTCGTCTTGTCAATCGACAGAATGTACGGCGCTAATCCGTAGTCCTCTTCAAGATCCACAATGGCGTAAATCTCAAAGATCTTCCGCAACCCGTCCGTGTCATACGCCTGCGCGTCACGGCCCTCAATCTTGTCGTTCGCTTTCTCGGATTTGCTGACATCAGGGTCCGCCGTCGTCGGCGCAAGGTCCACATCCCGATACATGCCCGAACGCACGCGCTGCAAATACTCAATCTGCGTCACATACTGAACGTGCGTCTTGCGCTCAGCCGAGTAAAAGTTCGTTGCCGCAAAAGGCAAGTACACATCGTCAATCGCTACAAACAACGGCACCGGGCGCTTCTTGTTCGCATCCCATGTCAACTTCAAATACTGCGCACCACCGAGCGGAACCTGCGTCAAAAGCTGCTCCAACTCCGCACGGAACTCCGGCATCTGCTGGGTCAACTGCCAATTGAAGTAATTCGTCTTGCGCTGCGCCTTGGCAATCTTGTCCGGCGTCTCTTCGCCTATGATGTAGTCTTTAACGGGTCCCGCTGCCGGGAAAAGCTCCTTAATAGCGCGGGCAGAGAAGTCCACGCAGACTTCAGTAAGCATGGGGTGCACAACCCGACTTGCGCCCTGAAACTGAGCGCCGCCCGGTGCATCATCGCCAAGTCCCGTTCTCCTAAGCCCCTCTTCGTACTGCTCATCGCGCTTCTTTCGCGCCTCTTTGTCCTTCTCAATCACCCCCAAAAACTCTTGGGCAATGTCGTCCATCTCCCCTTCTGGGAGCTTTTCAGCCAAATTGGCGTAAAACTCGGATTCCGCAGCCGGAGGAGTGCTCTCTTCCTCCAAAACAACAATCGCCCCGCCGTCTTCCGTGTCCTCAACGTCCAAAATCTCTTCCGGAAGCTCAAACATCTCGCCCAAATCCTCTTGGGCCTCTTCCATCGGGTTCTCGTTCTCAGATGCCATAGGGGTTCGACCTCGGACGCTCGTTAATAATCAACCTAGGTTGCAACGGCTTGGGCTTGCTCACACTTATCATATCTTTATCCGCCAGAAAACGTAAACCTTGTGTGCAAGC